TTGCAGTTGTTCCAAAATTAAATAATTTCAAATCTGCTTCAAATTCTATAATAGGTCTGACTGCTCGAGCAGATTGATCCAATGACGGTGTATCACCGTTTGCAACAATAGATGCATTTATAACATCTTTGTGAAACCATCTGTTGTATCGTGCCCATGGATTATGATCTCGACTGGCTCTATTAACTACAATATAGTCAGGGGTTGATGCAAATCCCGATGCATCACTAAATGGTTCAGCATCAAACGGTATTGAATCAAATTGGATTTGTTCGCCACTTGTATAGGGATTTACTATTTCTAAAATACTTGTAGGTATTAATTTAATAGAAGCGCCTACACCTTCAACATAATATGTACCAGTAGCATACAACTCTGGAGTAACATTTCCTGCAAATGTAACTTTCATCCCGTTGCTTAAAGAAATACCGCTGGTAAGAGTATAGGTACTTTTTCCAAGAATGTCAGATGTAACATTTAAACTTGATGCACTATTAATATCAAAAATTTCAATAACGCCACCTAAGTTAATATCTGTTTCGCTTTGATAAAATAATACAGACGGTGCATTGTTTGGAACTGTAAATGTAATGTTTCCAAGTTCGACACCATTAGAACTTATACCTGAAATATTATAGCGATTACGAATATCAACAGATCGAGCCGTCATGAAACTAAATGGATTGCCGGGACTGTTGATCTTAAAAGTATATGTTTGTCCTCTATACAATTTTAAAGTAGGATTTAAAGTTAGACCGTCTGGGGTAAACAAATATTCATTGGTATTTCCTTCAGATTGTATTTCTACTGTGTATGTACTTGCTACATTTGTAGACTGGCCGTGAATTGTAATAATATCAGGACCGTAAGGCAACCAATAATAATTCTGAAAATTAACAAATTTATCCCAGTCAATGTGCGGATCCCAAGAATACATTTCTTGAGTGTTTAGACGAGCATGGTTAGCAGTATTACCACCAAACACATTTAATTGATTTATATAATCAATGTAATCTTTAAAAAACGTTACATTACCTAATACATCCTGGACAACCATTCCAGGTTCTAGTTGATAATTTTGGCGTGTTTGATCGGCAGCCTGCACATAAACATCTTCACCAGTAGCGGCTTTTGCATTTTCGCGTCCAATAAATCCGCTAGTTTTTGTAACTGTACCTTTTTGATACAGCTGATCAATTGTTGATTGAAGGAATTTTTTGTTAGCTGAAGTTTGATAAAAGTCAGGTAAAAAGTTTACACTTAGCCCTGCTCCAGTTGGGATATTACTATTAGCCATTAACTATTTGCCCCATAATTTGCGCTGGTTATTTGTTGGTTGCTTGCCGCAGTTGCTAGTGCGGCGCCTGTTACTGTTTTAAGATTAGTTGGTGTTAATCCGGATACAACACGTATGTTGTTAGCCGTAGCACAACTCAAAAATATTGAATTGCTAGGGCATTGTATTTCAAATAGACTTCCAAAATATTGTCCTGTCTGTGTTGGTACAATTACAAACGCAATAATATCAGGTGCTAGTTTTTGCATTACGTAAGTTGACAACTCTGTAAAATAGAATGTATCTCCAAAGTCCCAGTTAGTTAACGCAAAGAATTGATTTATTGCAATAACAATTCTTGAAATGACATTTGCACTTGATGCTGTAGAACTAGGATTTATCATCACTTCAAATGTTGCTTGCAAACTTGGATCAGCCTGTGCTCCAAATAACAATACATAATTTACAGGATGATAAACAATTTCATCGCTGATAGATTTAATTAAATTTAAACTAGGCGACAATAATGTATTCAATTCGTCCGAGCTTGGAGGAAGAGGTTGACTACCATCATTAAGAGCACCATTGATTATCCATTGTCTAAATGAAGTATCATAGTCTTGTGTTAGTATGTATACATCCATTATATTGCTTGAACCTGGATCAATGCGACTGTCGTAGTCTGCACTATGAGTATATTGGAATCGTAAATTGCTTCTTCCAGCGTATACTTTATAATCTAGAGTCGGATTCAATGCTCCGTTAAGATATTGTTCAACTGTTTGTGTATCTACAAAATAAAAGTATTGACCGTTGGTCCATTTTGTCAAAGGATAAACAGAATTATATGTTGACAGTATGATTACTGGGCCATTAGCTGAATCGTTAGTAACATATTTGTAGTCTTCCTGTCCTAGAGATATTTCATATTTTTGTTCTACAACATATCTAGTTAACGGTTCTACGTCAACTGTTGGATATACAATGTCAGTAAACATCTGTGGATTATCAACTACCCCTGAATCTGTAGGATCTGAGAATGTTATAACAATTTTTTTAGGATCAATATAACCGTCTTGGCCAATGTACTCACTAACAATTTGCCAATTATAATTAACACTAAATGAATTGTTAGAAGGATATGGTTGCGTATTAATATTTAGAATTTTTACAGTATCGGAAATAGTGTTGCTTGAAATGGTGTCATAAATTTTAGTATTACCATTAAAATAAAAAGTAAGTTCAGCATCACTTTCAAATACATATCTTAAAGCTCGTGTTGTAATTGTATATGTTTCTGTATCAGTGGTGAACAATAAAAACCAACTAGCATCTCTTTGAGTGCTGGTCGTATCACCTTGATAATCTAAACTAAATCCGCCAGATGAATTAACATTGTTTTCAAATACAATTTGCCAGCTTTGAGTTGGTGCATCATAACGTAATCCAAAAGATGCGTTTGCTAACACTAAATCAATTATCTGAGTCTGAACACTAGATAACAATGATGTAGAAAATTCTGGAATAATTGATATTAGTTGTGAATTAGATGGAACTGCTTTACTTAACACAATAGGACCTGCTCCTGAAGCAAGCACACCAGTATTGTTTGCTGTACCATCTCCCGATACACTGATTGCTCTTGCCCAAATATAAGACATTCCGCCTGGTGGTATAATTCCCGATGCTGGAATATTAGCCAATGAGTTGTTTGCATTAGTGTTAAAGTACTTGCCTGATGGTGCTACAAATTTAATAGTTGCGCCTTGCGTTATATAAATTAAATCAGTTGAAGTGTATCCTGGACCAATTTTTTGTGGTGAGCCGTCTGAAATATTCTGTACATATCCCGTTGATTGATTGCTATCCGATGTTACGCTGTTCCATGATACTGTCAACCCTGGAGCAATGCCATTTAAGAAATTTTGATAATAAAAATTTCGAACATTTGGATCTTCAAGTATAGGCTGGACAACATTATTAATTACACCCTGTATACCAAGCTGTGTTACATAGGTAAAAGTTGTACCAGTTTCGTAAACTTGTTGGTATATAATACCATCATCGGCAAATAAATTTGTTGTGCTATATTTGCCAGTAGGATCAGTTAGATCAAAATAACGACTGATACCACTACTAGATCTGTTTATCGATTTTACTTTTAAAACTTGAAGATTTGCACTAAGAGGACTGATATTATAATCCTCACCTGTGATCATTCTGTTTTGTGTATAATAAGTTTGAGGTGCGTTTTGCTGAACGCTGGCATTTGATTCAGATGCCGTGGCGTTAATTACCGAGCTAGCTAAGTTTAATGTAACCGTTAGTGTTTCAGTTGTATTGTTAGCAGATACATAAGGAATATTAATTGATACACTGGTGATATCACTAGGATTAATTATGTAGGTTGATCCAACGCTCACACGGTAATAGACTCTAAAATTACCTAATGGTAGTTGTCCAAATGTGCCGTCTGCAAAATTCAATGTTATTGAATCATTTGCTTGAGTAGTAACGCTGTAAATAGTTTGAATATTTTCATTTAAACTATTATAGATAATATTGTTTCCAGTCAATGCAGGAACTTGTTTCCATAACACACTTTCATTGCCATTTTTATCTAATTGCCATACCCATATATCTGTATTGTTAATATTGTGTGATGCTAGATTAATAGTTTCATTACTGCTAGGATTAGTAACTGTAAAAGAACCTTGATTCAATGTACCTTGTGTAAAATTAAAAAAGAAACCAGTACCTGCACTACCCGCACCATACCCGTCATCTTTGTATATACAGGCTACTTGGTTACTTGACTTAGGTGGCTCTTCATATATGTAACTTTCACCATTAAAAGTAGTGCTAGTAACTTCAAACGGCATCGATTGGCCAGCTACTGTTTTAGTAAAGGCATATATCGGAATACTAGTAGTGTTTGAATTAAATCTATACTGAGCTGTCGGTACGTTATAAATTGTTGATTGATCTAAAGGTGTTCCAAATTGTTGCTGTTGTGGGAACGCCGCATTTAATATTTTAATAAACTGATCGTGCCAATTATGATTACTAGGATCATTCCAAGAAACAATTTGTCCTGATAAATTTAGTCCGTTACTGTCAATAACATTTTCAGTTGTACTTACTGTGCTGAATTTCAATAGCCCAGTTGCGGCTTGATTTCTGTTGGCATTGTAGCCAACTAATCGTGCTAGTCTTAAAATACTATCACGACGTTCGGCTGTTTCTAAAAAGTTTTCACGAGCATTTAAGTCAACACGGAAAGCTATGCTTTGGCCCACGAACGCAATAAGGTCGATTAGGGCAAGGTATTCGCTAGACTCGATATAATCGTTAAAATCTTCTGGGAAATTAGTACGGATATAATCAATCATTGTGCGACGCAAGTTATCAAAATCATAACTTGTGAAGTCTGCGTTTTTAAATGATTGGTATACTTTTTGCCAATCTTCAGCTAATAAAAGATTATTCTGTCTGCTTGTTGAACTCATGATTTGTCCTAATAAGTGTATTTATTAGATAAAATTATGTGCGTATTTTATAAAGTTAGCGTAGAAGATGACAATCCATTAGATTGATCAAACTTTAATTGTAGGTTTTCTTGCAGGTTATACGGGGTAAATTTTAAAGAAAACTCTACTTGTAATCCATTATCATATTGTGTAATTGTCACATTACTTGCCTGTACCCTAGGATCAGCATTAACAATCGCTTCAACATTTTGTGTAATAAGAGATTGTATTTGTGGAGTTAACGGTTCAAACAGCAAGTCCCAAATGATACAACCTATCGTAGGTTGCATTAATCGTTCGCCCTGACGAACGTAAAAACTATTGAGCAAATCTTGTTTGATTAACTCAAAATCGTATAGTTTAAAATTTTGAGTAGTGGTATTTACTGTACTAAAACCTTTGTAAATTTGTGTAACTGGTTGAGATAATGCATTTTGACCTGTAATAGTAATGTTATTGTATAGTGTAGTAGGCATGCTTGCTCCTTATTGTTGCGCCTGTGGTGGAGGCGGTGGATTAAATGTATCTGTTTTAGTTGTATAATTTTTCCATAATTCAGGAATAGCAATACCAACAAATGATTGAGATAGTTGGGTTGGAATAACAGCAGCCACTACCTTTCCAGAATTTTTAACTGGTATTGCAGGAGGTGCATTAGCAACTATGTCGGTAGATATCGGATTAAAGGAAGGCGGCATTAAATTTTCATGATGCGGATAAGGTTCCATTGTCGGAACCCTTAACATTATGCTAGTAATACTTTCACCAGAGGAGGGCAAAGGATTTCTAAATGTAGGTAATGCGGATGGTAATGTCGCCTGTACAGCAGATCCTGCCGATGCTGCCGCAACACTGCTATTCATGTAGATCTTTGCGGCAGTTTCTACATGATTAAGAGTTGAAAGAATATTTGTAGTGGCACCTGACGTAAAATTATTATTGCCCTTAGTTTTTAAATCAAATGCAAGTGCCGTAGTCAGTTGAGTTCCGCCGTTCACTAAGATAGATAAATCATGTTGGAATGAAAGATGGCTAGTGCCAACCACTGATTCGTCTTTTGTACCACCAACACTTATTTTATTATTTCCTGTAACTAAAACTGTTTTGTTGCCAACTACTTCTGTTTGATGGTTGCCAGTTGCTTTAACATTAATATTTCTTACAGCTTCCATATTAATGTCTCGTCCTGCATAAAAATTCATATCATTTTCTGTGTGTACGCTAATACTGTCTTTTGCATAGATATCTATTTTACCATTACTGGTTAATTCTATCCAGGTAGTACCTTTACCATTACCTATATAAATTAAATCTTCACTGTTATGCAACAATATTTGATGACCAGTACGGGTGCGAATACGCACTAGTTCGTTATGAGGTATACCTGGATTTCCATCTGTTTCGCCTGCTTCAACTGATGCATAATATGGAGCACTACCTGCTACTGTCCTACCTTGAGTATCTACTGTGTCACCAGCGGGGGATCTACGTAAAAATTTATCGTCACCGTCATCCATAACAAATGTAGTTCCACCCAACCTACTAACACTTGCGGTGGCGGCATATTCAGCAGTACCTACTGTCCCACTAGGCCCATTTTTATCAAGAGGTCCGGGTGTTGATATTCCAAATACTTGGCTGGGAAGTTCTCTCCTTGCACTAGACGTAGTAATACCTCTAATATCATCTAGTAATAATCCTTGATTGTCTAAAATTGTAGCAAGCGGATGTTTGGCTTTAGGTGTTTGCGTAGTATTTCCTGTCGGTACATTCGCACGTTTATTGTATTCTGCCACAGGCACTCGACCTGTGCGTCCGGCCATATCGGTTTTTTCAGAGAATGACTCAGTTGATAATTCTGTAGCGGCAAGGCCGGGGACCATAAAGTTCATAAAATCGTTTGGTACGCAACCGAACCAAAACCCCTGTCCTGGATCTCCGTTAATAAAAATTACTGCTACTATTGTACCTACATCTGGCGGTACCATCCACATACCATAGGCCTTTTGTGCATCGTCGTAGGTGTTAGTGCCAGTTACAAATTGTGGACCTGTACTACCAAAGAAAGGACTTATCATCCTAACAGGCAAAACTTGACTAGCTGACTCACTGTCACCTACGTCTTTTAATAATTGCACTTGTAATCCGCCCATATAGGTAGTGTCTAAAAAACCAACCACCTTTGCCAGGCACGGGGCTGCCGGCATTACTTGTGCATCTTGTCCTGTATTGTGTTCTACTGTCATAATTATTTTATTATTTTATTTGCTAGTACTGGTCACATTATTAACTGTATCAGTCTTAGGATCAAATGTTGCTGTGCTATCTTGTCCTTGTCTTCTATTAACTGTTAACGTTTGTTCAAAGACTCCACCTCTAAATTTACTTTCAATTGTNGTAATTTTATAGAAACCACTAAATTGCTCACACAATGCAGACTTTCTATCATACATTCCAGTAACTTGATTAATATCNGAAGGCGTTCTAAAATTTACAATAATATCAACTTCACCATTTTGATAGTTGATATCACCGTCAGATGTTACGTTGATAAGGTCTGTTTGATTAGCAGTATAATTACCCATGCCGCTGTTGGCAATATAATAAGGATCACCATTGATGGTTATACTTGCGTTCATCATGTCCATACCTTTGACCATTGAGTCGTGAAATAGTTTGGCTGCACGACTAATTTCAGTTTCGCCCCTAGATCCACCTCTTCGATCGTGTGACGAAGTAATAGCATCGTACTTTGCTTGGTACGCTGGAAATCCTTCTGCACTACTACCACTACTCAATCCAGGCTGTAGATTAATTTGTTGTTGCTGTTTAGTTTCAGCTGTCATACCTTGTTGAGCTTGTGTTACATTGTCAGCAGTTCTTTTATAATTATCAGCCATAAATGATTGATAAAATGTATTCTCAACAGTAATGTCAAAGTTTTTAACTTCTGTGTTTAATCCAGTGTACAAATAATCATAGATTTTTGCAACTTGAGCTTTTAATCCTCCATTAGAAAATCCTGGAGCGGGTGCATTAGGCAATAATAGTTGGCTGGCATGCACTTGGTATGGCACTACTCTATAAACCATTAACTTAGGAACTTGTCCTGTTTGCTTCATGTTAGCTGTAGAAGACACATAGTATGCCTGAGTGTCTATACGCCACCAAGGTCGCATGCCAGTAGTATTGTTAATTAAGGATGGATCTAGTGCGGCAGCCGCGGCACTGCTTTTTAACAGCACCTGATTAATAGCATTAACTATGTCAGAACCTTGAGAAAACATAAATGAAACTTCACCGGGTTTTGAATTTGTTTTGCCTCGAACCCATACTTTCTTTGATACATCCCACACATTATTTGCATCTTGATGAGGACGTTGTCCTGTTCTAGTCACATCAAATCCTAAAGTTGCTGATCCCAGCGCATTACATTGAGAAGGATCTTGAACTAATAATTGTGTTGTACTTGATCGTGTTACACCTAGTTGTTTTAATAGTTGAGCATTGTCTGGAGATTGTGTGCTTTGAGTAGCGGCATTGGCCTGTATTAAAAAAGTACCAGTAGTTGATGTTGAAATATTAGGTGGAAATAATATTAATATCTCATCTGCTACAGTGACAGCGCCGTCTTTTTGTAGCTGTTGGAATCTAGCATTGACAACGTTTTGTAAACTTTCAGTTCCAGTTTGTAGTATTTCTTGTACAGTAGTTCCGTTTATAGTAGCGTTACTTTTTAATTGTTTGTAACTGTCGTCCAGTGCACCAGCATTTGCAACTAGCCCTACAACATTATACACCGCTCCAGCGGCAGTGGCTTTCACACTAATTGTGTTGAGTTTAAAAGGTATGTATTTTGTTGTGTTAGGTACTAGTGCGAGAACACCGTCTTCAGTATTTCCTCTAAATTCTATCACTAATAAGAATATTGCTTCGTTATAATTTTGATATCCGGCATTATAGGCAGCGGCCTGCATGGCAATCATCCACGCTCCTAGACTATAAGGTTCAACTACCTTAAATTCAATGTTGGTAACATTAGTATTGCCTGTGCCTTTTTCAAAACCATATTGACTTGTTATATTAACTTCATCTAAAAAGAAATCAAATTGTTGTCCAGCAAACCCAAATCTGTTATCAGGATTTCTAAACGCACTACTTAAGATAGTTGGCGGGAATTGTCCTGCCAAGTAAGACGATAATGGATAGTTAAAACTATCTGGATCTAAACAATACATGCTGAACAGATAATTATAGCTGGCAAATCCACTTAACACATTTGGCATGGGTAGTTTAAACTGTGATGGTGTTGGATTATTAAATAATGATTTAAAATAACTGCCGATAGAGTTTACTAGGCCGCCACCGCTTGCTGATGTTGCTGTTACACCGTTGGCTTGTGAGCCAGAAGATGCTGTTGTTGCGCCATCTGCCATGTTATATTCCTAATGCTTGTGCTAACATACCATACTGGCATAGATATATTTTAGTGCCGGGAATAAAATCAAGTATTGGATCTTGTAATACGTCTAAATTACGTTGTATAAAAACCCACCACAAGTTTGCAGTACCATATAAGTCATAGGCTAATAAATCTGGTCGATAGGTATACTGTGGCTGAATAGTGTATAGATAATCAGAAGCTGATGAGCTTACTGGACGAATAGTTAAAATATCCAAGTACTGACCATTAACCATCGGAGTTATAGCATAAGGACTAGTTGATGTATAAGTTGCTGTCATATTAAATATACCCTGGTGATGAATTTAAATAACCGCCTTCAACGAATCTGTCAAGGCTAAATTTCTGTGAAGTATTTCTGCTGTACATCGGTAATAAAGTTATTGTAAATGTACTTTTAGTTGGAACATGTGTTACACCGCCTGCTACACTTCCTCCTATTCCAAACAAACCTAGTCCGGCAGCAATCTGTCCAGCTCCGCTAGCAAGACTACTTATACCTGCTGTTATGCCCGAAGTCCCTGGTACTGATGATCCGATCGCATTTGATGCTATTGAAATTGCATCAGCGTATCCTTCAATGCTGCCTGCCGCACTGCCAACAATGTTAACACCAATATAGTCACAATCTTTGTCTAATGTCATGCTAAAATTTGAAACTGCTACTGGCACGTTTGAAAACACATACTGACCGTATCCGTTAAGATAAACTATTGGAGGTGGATTACCTGCCTTTGGATCATATCCTGTGAACATTTTGGTCATAGAACGTAAATAGTGCAGAGAAGCAAGCCAGTACAATCCTTGTGTAGGATCTTCAACGTTCATCGGTGCTGTAATTTGTATACTGCCTGGTTCACTATGTTGATACGCTTGGAATTGAAAATTTGT